CGTGGGACGGCGCGAGCAACCTCGTAGCCCCGTTGGTTGCGATTGCCGTCGACACTGTGTCTTCGCGCTTACAGAAAGCGATCTTCGGCGCGAAGGACATTGTTGAAGTCACGATCAAGAGTCCTGCCGCTGAACCAATCGAGAAACCGCTCCGTGAACACCTCGATAAGTGGGTACGAGACGTTGCGGCGAAGCCGATCAGAGGAGTTTGCTTTGATACCCCGCTGCAAGGCGATGCGTTCGCGAAGCTCATGTGGACAGACAAGCGCCGTCTGGTTCACGCCTACGACGAAGCCGGTCAGGTTTCCACGACGGAGACCACGGAGTACGAGGGACCCACGCTTCACGTTATACCAGCCGGAGATGTGGTCTATCCAGAAGGATTCGACTACTGGGCAGATTTGCCTTGGATGGCGCATCGACAGAGATACACCAAGGCGGAATTGCTCAAAAACGCGCGGAAAGGCGTCTTCGCACAGGAGAAAGTCGACAAGATCCTGGGCTTTGCGAAGGAAAGAGACGATCCACGCCACAAAGTGACGTCGGAAGCCGCGCATCGGAAGGGCAGGCCGTCTCTTCTCTACGAAATCTACGAGCTGTACGGCCTTTTCGAGGTGCCGGAGCCCAAGGAAGACGCGGCAGTCGTCAGTGCTTCAGGAGTTCCTGGCGCTACAACGTCGGATTCCGAAAGCGCTGCAGAGGATTCGACTGAAGATCCGAAGGAAATCGTCTGGGAAGAGTGCATTATCTGGTATCACCAGGAGACGCGAACGATTCTGAACGCTGTGTATAACCCGTACTTCGGCAAAGCTCGGCACTTTGTGAAGATTCCGTACCTCGTGCAGAACCACGAAGTGGCAGGTCTCGGCATTGCTGAGATGGTTCTGCAGTTCCAAGAGGGCGTCTCCGCGACAATCAACCAGCAAATCGATGCTGCTACTGCGGCTAACGCTGGTATTCTCGTGTGTACGCCTGGTTCCAATTGGGGAGAGAACAACGATGTCTATCCGGGGAAGAGAGTCGTCACTGATAATCCTACCAAAGATGTCACTGTTGTTCGTCTTTCTGAACCCTCTCCAAATCTGGGTGGAGCGGCCCAGTTCATGCGGCAGCTGTCTCAGGAGAGGTCGGGCGTCAGTGCGTACAATCTCGGCATGGAGTCGGGCATCGTCGGATCGCAGGCGACTGCTACGGGTACGACGGCCATCATCGGCGAGGGCAACATTCGGTTCTGGGTGTCGGTGGAAGACTTCCGATCCGCGCTCGAGGAACTGATCTATTTGATGTTGCAACAGGAACAGCAGTTCAGACCTGAAGGTATTGACATCCCTGGTGTAGGCAAGATGCAGTTGCCGCAGGGGGATCTCAAAGCGATGCTGGGCCTGAAGATCAACATCACGTCGGAGAAGGTCAACCGAGAACTGGAGATCCAGAACTTCCAGATGCTCATGCAGCTGTTGAACGACTACTACGCCCGCTTCATGCAGGCAGCTGCGATGATCGCGAATCCGCAATTCCCACCGATGCAGAAGATTCTCGCGATCCAGGTGATGACTGGAGCGCAGAACATCGTGAAGCGTATTGTTGAGCGCTTCGACATCGAGAACACCGACGTGATCGTGCCGGATCTCATGATGGGAATTCAACAGGCAATAGGAATGCTCAGTGGACAAGCAGCAGTGGCTGGCGGTCCCCCCGCAGGCCCGCAAGCTCTTCCTGGAGGAGCTCAAGGACCGCCGGGACAAGCACCTCCGCCAGGCAATGGGGGCGGACCAGGACCAGGAGGCCCTCCGGCACCTGGCGGGGGCCCGATCGCTTAACGTGATACTCGAAACACTGGAACTACACGAAAAACAACCGAGGCCTGAAAATGCCCAAGCTTGATGTCGATGAGAACGGAGTCATAACGACTCCTGGTCGGTTCACCGGAATGACGATGACTGAGGTTGTCGACTATACGACGGCTTTGGAACAGTCGTACGAGCATGCCACGAAGAACGGCGGCAAGGCTACGGTTCCCCCTGCTTCAACCGTGGCAGCCCCTAAGAAAACGCCGCAAGAGATTCTGGCGGAGAACGCGGCGCGACGTACTCAACCGCTGTCAGACGCGGCGACGCAACGCATGGTCGACGATGACGAAGCTGCTTTTGCGGCGACGGTGGACGACTACGAGGAACTTCGGGCGAAGATACACGAGATAAGGGCTTCGCTGGATCCTTCTCTGCTCCTGAAGCGTGGAGTTCACGAGTGGATCTACGGCAACGTCAAGCTGCAGAATCCGGAGATTCGGAGGAAGATCTATGGGAAAGCCGCTGCCGCGCCGCCTGCTGAAGAAGAAGGGGAAGAAGGTGAAGGCGGAGAAGCCGCCGCCGAGGAAGTCCCGCCGGTAACGCCACCGCCGGCTCCACCGAAGGTCGTCGCGAAAGGGCCGAAACCCGCTCCGCCACGCGTTGCAAAGCCGGCCGTGCCTACGCCGCCTCCGGCTCGGGCTCAGGCTCCAACGAAGAAATCGAAGCTCGTGGCGACGGACAAGGTGAAGGCTTTCGCCAAGTCCGCCGGCATAGACGTTGACACGTACCTCGCAGGTCTTGAAGAGCAGGGTTTCACTCAGGCTCAGATAGACGCGCTTTCGACTCGCGGCAGCCGTGGTGGCTCACGCGTTTCCGTCTACGACATCGGAGAGTGAAAATGGCTCGACCTGATCGATTTCACGTGCCGGACGCAGATCCGAACTTCCAATATCGATGGCTCAACACGAGGGAAGAGAACCTCGTGGAAGCCTGCAACTACATCGGCTGGGAACTTGTCCATGGACCGTCTGAAAATCCGCTCGACCCCATGGCTGGACAATCCACCGATTCGCCCCACGGGGGTGTCACCCGTACCCGTGGCGACGTCGTTCTCGCGCGCATGCCGAAGGAAAAATTCGAGCGCGAGGTCCTCGGCGAGATTCAGGAGCGTGAAAAGCGCATGTACGGGGCGTACGACAGCATGATTTCACAGTCGAACGACAGAATGCGAAAGATCGCGGCGAGCCATGGGATGACGAACATCCCGAAGCAGATGGTTTTCCGCGAAGACGTCGCGCCGTCGTCCGACAATCCTGAATAGAGGAGCAGATGGCAACAGCACCACGTATTGCCCTCCGCGCCGTCAAGACCATGTACGGCACGCAGTTGCCGACGTTGGGCGTCCCTGAGAAGGCTGGAGCAGCCTTCAAAGTCGGCGCACCTGTCGTCGGAACCGCAGGCTTTGTCGATGAATGCGGGGCAGATCCCGTCTCCATTCTCGGCATTGCGACGAAGGCCGGACAACTTGGTGGTACGGACGGCGCGAAGACCAACACCGTTCATCTCGCAGCTCCGGGCACATTGTTCGTCGGCAATCTCGACGATGGTGCTGGGAGTCAGGTCAGTGCAGTAGCGGACCGGTTCAAGCTATACGGTATCGCGAAGCACGCCGGCACGGGCAAGTGGTACGTCGACAAGACGGACACCACTGCAACACGTGTTCGCATTTGGGAGTTCTGGGACGAAGACGCGATGGGTGACACCATGGCGCGCGTCGTCTTCTGCTTCCTGACGGCGAACTTCCAGGGACACGCGTAACATGTCAACACAGACTGGCTCGTTCGCAGAACTTCTTGCGCCTGGGCTCAACGAGATCCTCTTCCACTGGCTGAAGCAGACGCCTCACCAGTGGATGGGGATCATGAACATCAAGAGCTCCACGCGTGCCTACGAGGATGATTTCAAGGTCGGCGGACTCGGGCTCATGCAGCCGAAGCCGGAAGGGACCAACATCATCTTCGACGATCCCCTGAAGGGGAACACGGTCCGCTATACGCACAGCGCGTACGGCCTCGGATTCCGCGTTACCCGCGAGATGTGGGACGACGACCTGTACGACATCATCAACCAGATGCCGGCCGAGCTCGGCAAGTCGATGTCGTACAAGATCGAGATCGACGCCTGGGGCGTTCTCAACCGTGCATTCAACCCTGCGTTCGTCGGCGAGGACGGCTTGTCCCTCTGCAACGTGGCGCACGGTCGACTGGACGGAGGCCTTCCGATCGCCAACAAGCCTTCGGTTGACGTGGACTTCTCGCAGTCCGGTTTGCAGGCCGGACTCGACCACTTCAACTCGCTCGTTGATGATCGGGGTCGACCCCTCGAAGTAACGCCTCGCCTCGTGGTGCTCAGCCCGACGTTCAAGTGGGCTGCGAAGGAGATTCTCAACTCGGAGTACAAGCCGTACACCGGGAACAACGAGATCAATCCGCTCGCCGACGAAGGCGTGTCGTACATGATCTCGCGGTATCTCACTTCACCGCGAAGCTGGTTCCTGCTCACCGCCAAAAGCGAACACCGGCTGAAATTCTGGTGGCGCACTCGTCCGGAGACTTCATCGGCCGACGACTTCCAGTCGGGCGACATGCTGTACAAGGGTTTCGCACGCTACTCGACGGGCTTCAGCGAGTGGCGCGGCGTGTACGGCTCGAGCGGAGGTTAACCATGCCTCCGCAGCCAACGCTTCCGGGGACAAACTTCTGCGCTCTGTTGCCAGGCATGCTTGCTGGCAACAGGTGCTACGCTGTCCTC